CATTGCCGATGCTGACCAACAATTGGCTGACCTTGGTAAGAAAATTTCTGAAGCCTTCTATCAATGGGAAAATGAACTTACTGAAGTATATAGTTTAACTAAACGTATTAATAACGAAACTTCATTTACAAGCAGGTTCACCTCTCAAATAGAACTTGAGCTTGCAAAATTAGGTGCTGGTTTCGCCGATACTGCACAATCAATTCAAAATACAAGAGATGTGCTTGTTCGTAATAATGCTACTATTCAGGCGCAAATTAAAAATCAACAGCAAATGATAGCCGCGCGCCAACGTGAGCTTCAGGCGGCATTAACCTACGAAGATGAAGCTGCAAAGCTTGATAAATTTAAAAATCAAACTGGTATTGATAGCGCAACTAAAGCAGCGAATATTGAATGGGCAAGCAACTTATTAGCAGGAGCTAAACTTGGTTCTCAATATGCTAATATATTTAGAGATATTGACGGTTCAATTCAATATCAAATTGATTGGGAAAAATTCGACAGAGATAATGAAGCTAACCCATATTCAAAGGCTGACTATGAAGCAATTAAACAATACTTAGATGATCTTGATAGTACAGTAACTGAATTTAACAATGCAATTAAAGACCAAACAGACTTTATAGAACAAACTTATAATGCTCTTAAAGAATATCAAGATTACGTTGCTGATATGGAAGATACTCTTATCAAGGGTATTGAAGAACAAATTGAACAAGAAAAAGATAATGCTAAACAATTAAGTGATTCAATTACAAGCACGTTATCAGATTTACTCGATGAGGTTAAACGTAGACTTGATGAGCGTAGAAAACAGGAAGATAATGCAAAGACTGAAAGGGATATTTCTCAAAAACAACAACGTCTTGCTATGTTACGTGCCGATACTGCGGGCGGGCATCAAGTTGAAATTGCACAATTAGAAAAAGAGATTGCCGATTCACAACAATCATATCAAAGGACTTTAGAAGACCAGTTACTTGATAGATTACAGCAACAAGCTGATGAAGCTTCAGAACAAAGAGAACGTCAAATTGCTTTGATGGAAGCCAGCAACGACATTGAAGCCGCTACTAATAAAGAGCTGGTTGATATGTGGTTGAGAGACCCAGAAACTTATAAGGAAGAAATTAAAGCAGCGTGGCTAGAAGCTCAAGGATATGATGATAAGGGTGAAGCTGGACAACTTACTCTTCTAAATCAATTTGAATCTGAATTTGCTCAATTAGTGACAGCAGTTGAAGAATCAAACTTTAAAGACCGTTTTAATGCTCTTACTGCAGATTCAAATTCACTTGTCGCACTTCTTAATAATCTAACAAATGGAGAACTGGGTAGACAAGATGAATTATCACATGGTCTTGGCGCTTTAACTGACGTTACAGATAGAAATACAACTTCTATTTTAACAGAAATACAGAAACAAAATTCTGTAGCAATGTTAAAAGCTAAAGGGGTAGATGCTAAAACGCTTAAAAATATTGGTTATAGCGCTAAAGACCTTCTTGAAGGTGGCTATGCTGCTCCTGAACTTAAAATAGCTGGATTCACTGCTAAAGAGTTAGTTGAAGGTGGATTAAATGATATTGGCGTTTTAAAAGATGCAGGATATAACACAAACAATTTAAAAGAAGCCAATTTTAGTTTTTCTGATTTATTAAGCTACTTTAATCCTCAAGAAATGGCTCAAGCATTTAGTGAGGCAGAATTTAAGGGCAATAATGCTGAATATTCAATGGCTTTACAAGCTTTTGGTGATAGTGATAATAGTTTAGCGAGATTAAACAATGCAGGCTACACTGAAGCTGGAAACGAGCTTAATCGTAGAGCAGAGCAGAAAAGAATAGCTGAAGACCAAAGAAGAGCTGCAGATGCCGCGGCCGCGGCCGCCCAAGCAGCATGGAACAATGCAGTTAATGCTTATAATGAAGGATTGGGTAATCGCCATAGAGCAGGGTCTGTTGGAACAAGTGGGCTTAACACTTTAATTAATCGAGGAGCAGCTATAGGTAAAACAGCAGCTCAAGTTGCGTACGACTTAGCAGCAGGAGATGGTAGCGGTGGCATCACTTGGGAAGAAGTGCTTAAAGCAGCAAAAGGTCTTGGTTATTCAAAAAGTGTCGTTAGTGGCTGGTATAGTTCTAATGCTTTCAAAAAAGCTGTAAAAGCGGTTTATGCTAAGGGTGGTCTTGCCGATTATACAGGTCCAGCTTGGCTTGATGGTACTCCATCAAAACCAGAACTTGTACTTAATGCACAGGATACAAAGAACTTTATCGCACTCAAAGATGTACTTGCTCATGCAATGGGTTCAACAAATAATATTAATAATTCATACGGTGGAAATGCTACTTATGAAATTAATATTAATGTAGACCATATCAATAGTGACTATGACGTAGACAAAATTACAAAACGAGTTAAAGAAAACATTATTAAAGATTCAAGCTATAGAAACGTAACCCAAGTACGTAAATTTAGATAATAAAAAAGAGGCTCTATTAAGAGTCTCTTTTTATTTTACATATTAAGCCATGAAAGGCATCAATGCTTCAAGCTGGTCTGGTGTACATTCAAGGTCATCACCAAGGTCTTCAATTGTAAGGTCATAGTTTTCAATTTGAACCTCAAGTTTCTGTAAATCCTCAAGAGCCTGATTACACTCAGCAACCATGCCATCCTTAATCATAATCTGACTTCCATCTTCAGAGAATACAATCTGGTCATTCTCATCTTTCTTTGCATAAGTATTAACAATCTCTTGGAACTTTTCAGAATAGAACTCACTTTCTTTTTCTACAGCTTTTCTAATTTTATTTAATTTATAAGCTCCTTTCAGTGGTAGATGTGCATTAGCAAAAAATCCACCATTGTCCCTAAAATTAATAAGTTGGTCCATTGTAATAGTAACCATTTAAATTCCTCCATTTTACTCCCAGTTGAATACCTCAACTTGTTTTTTATGTGTTTCACTAACATACTTACCGATTCCAATTGCATCGGCTACATCGTCAGAAACCGTAATATCAAACCACTCTTTTACTCTTGTTTGCATTGAACGCTTTTTATCTGCGCGAGAGCGTCCTTTTACGTCACAATGAGAGCGCCACGTAGCAGGAGCGCACACAACGTAATCAACCTTCTGCTCATAACAGGTAGCCATAAGTATACCTTGTAAACGCGCGAGTGTTTGATAGGTTGTAACTCCAATCATTTTATTATTAAATTGTTGAAGTTGAATTCCTTCTAAACCAATTATATCCGGTTTCCAACTATATATAAGTTGCAATAACCAATTACGAATCTCTAAATCTCGTTCAATTTCGTCTTCGGCGCCGGCTCGAAAAATACCGGCATAGATAAGTTCGTTTCCATCAAAAATTGAATAACCGGTAAGATGCGTTGCTTGGTCAAGTCCTATTGTACGTTGTATTCCTTTTTTCTTTGGAATTATTTTTTCTTCAAAATTATTATATTGATTTTGTTCGCAAATAGGACATATCCATTTGTCTCTTATTTTTTTATAAGGGGCAAATACTCTATGCCCCTCATTACAAATAAATTCTAACTCTGTATCTAAATTTTTATATTCTTCGGATACCAATTCCCATTTATGGTCTATCGCCGCCTTTCTTATATCCTCTACTTTAATTTTAGCCATTTAATCACTCAAGACCTGTACTTCCAAAGCCTCCATTTCGGTCTTCTCCTATTTCACTAACTGAAGATACTTGTACAAAATTGGCCTTTGGTACTTTAACAAGTCGCATTTGAGCAAATCGCTGTCCTTCAGCAATTGTATAAGACTGTCCATGAAGGATTGATTTAATATGGATTTCTCCATTCTCATCGAATTCATAATCTATATCTTTGAAAGGCGGTTCAATATTTTCTACTATGACTCCGATTTCGTCACGATAACCCGAGTCGATAAGTCCAGGGGTGTTCGCCACACGTAATTTAGTTTTGGCTGATTGTCCACTTCTAGGCTGGATAAGGATTGCATAACCGTCTGGTATTGCAACTTTAATTCCAGTTGGTATAATGATTGTTTCACCAGGTCCGATAGTATATTCGCTTGGACTGTATATATCCATCCCCGCATCAGTTTCATGGGCGTAAGAAGGTATGGAGATTCCTTCACCCAATTCACAGGGAATTGTTACTACGGATTCAGCAATTCCCATTAATTCGCGCATTTTATTAATTGAAGCAGTAGTGATTTCTTTAAGGAAATCAATCTTTATTGGACTTAAAAAGTCGATTGTGTTAATTGCTTCAATTGCTGTTGTGTAATCAAGCTCAAGGCGCGCTGGTGTATAATTTTCTCCAACAATCATTGCCAAAATTTCACGTCTTGAAGCATCGTCATTAATTGTTTCATTAAAAAGCTGTATAAAGGATGGCTTAAGTTGTTCAAAGTCTTCATCTGAAAGAGACATGAGTGATTCAAACATATCAAGACCACCCATAAGGTCAATTGCATCTTTGTGTTCTTCGTAGAAGTCTTGAATTTCTTCATCTGTTAGTTCTACGCTGGCGTCATCCGTATTCTGCGCCGGAGCCTCTGTCTGTACATTATCTACTGGCGCGCCATCTACGACATACATCTTAGTTTTTTCTGTATTATTCGAAGTCATCCCATACTCCTCCTAAAATTTTCTTTATAGTTACTACCCAAGCTTCACCTATAATTTCACCTTTTGATTTTTTAGTTTTATAAGTATATCCACTAGAACCTAAGATGTATCCTTCATTTGCTGCTTTATCTTTAAATGCTTGCACCAGCTGTAGAGCCATTTCTTCCGTATCTACTACATATTTTTCTGTTTGTTCAATTAATCTCATTTTTAGCCTCCAGTATTATAAGTTCTTTACCATATGGAAGTGACTTAATCCAGTCACAAAATACATGCCACTCTTCTAATTTATGATTGCGTCTTTGAAAATACATATTGCGTAGATTTGCATATGATAATGTTACTGTACGAGTTTGAAGCCAAGACTCTGGTAACATTTGTACAAGTGCGCGCCAGTAACGTTTGTCTTTTGTTTCAAGATATTTTTGACGCAAAGTTTCACACGTATCAATTATATCTTCTTGATAATCAGAATAAACCAAACCACATTCTCCTCCATGAGGTATTGTATAATTTGTAATTTCTAGTTCATCTCCATTATCAAATTCAAAACACTTACTAGTAATTGGCCTTGAAATAAGTTTATGCATTGTGCTTGTTGAATTTGCAGTTGTACCAATTTTATATGTGTCAAATTCTTTCCACCAGTAAATTGGTGCTGTAATATCTACACTAACAAAAATTTGTCTCATAAATTTACAATGTTCAGGTCCTGAGAGTATAAGTTTCTGCGCTAGCGCTAAATCCTTTGGACCAAGAGTAGCAATATCTGCAATTTCATAATCTGTACGCAAAATCTCATTGCTACTTAACCAATCAGAATATTTACCCCATGTATCTTCCCATTTTTCTGTAAAAGGTTCAACTTCTAATCCCTGTTTGATAAATTCTTGTTCTACCCAATTATAAATAACATCTACTCTTGCATCAACAGGATAATCATAATTCATAAAACCGAAATAACTATCTGACCTTTCCCATGATTCTAAAGGATTTCGGAGACCTCTAAAGGCACCTTCAAAATTAAAAACTTCAGTAAATTCAAATTTCATACAAATAGACTCCTTTCTCAGTTTCTATATATATTATATCATAAAAAAAATTTTTTTTCAAATTTTAAAACGCCGGATTTTACTCCGGCGTTTAAAGTTTATTCAATCTGTCTCATAATGACTTTTTTTATTAACAAAGTAATCAGCAGTTAATTCTCCTCCAAACATAAGAGCCATTACTACTGTCCATTTATCGGCTAACACCATAGGACCATGCATATCTGAACTAAATAAATAAATCAAACACGCTACTATTGCTACTTCTAAAGCAATAGCTTTTGCAATACGCACTTTTCTACGTTGTTTAGCCACTAAATTTTCATCTTTCTTTTGGAACAGAAAAATTAGCGCAGCAATACCCGTAAGAAAAGCTAAAATAAAGTTAATTAATGCCCAACTATGCATCTTGTTTACCTCCTTCTTTTAAACCATTAACATAGCCTTCTGTATATTGACGACGCATTTCTTCTTTAATGTTATCTAATACGTGAGGAAAACAACTAGCAATTAAAAATTCAAAACTAACTTCTTTAGTTTTATTTTTCTTTAACATTTTACATATTTTTTCAAGTGTTTCAAATTTGACGGTTAATTTATCCATTACTCTACAATCTCCCACGCATTATTAATTTTTTGTCGTATATGTTGATTAGAACTTCCTCGAAGTTTTAAAGATAAATCTTTTTTCTCTTCAATAAAAGGTCCATCAATTAATACATCTATTGTTAATAAAATCTTTTTTAACTCATCAGTTAAATGATTAATTAACTCATCAAATTCATAGCCAGTCCAAAGGAAAATTTTAATTTTAGGATAAGCATGGCGCACCGCATCAACTACCTCCGCTGTCATCTGTTGATTCTGCGGGGCCAGTGGCTCGCCGCCAAGTACAGAGAAGTTTCTTTGAATTCCGTTAGCACCAATTGCTTTAATTATATCCCATTTCGTACTTTCCATATACTCTTGACCTCCACGAAAATCCCAAGTTTCTTCATTGAAGCAACCTGGACAATGATGAGGGCATCCTTGAACGAAGAAGGAGACGCATACTCCTTCTCCGTTAACGACGTCATTAGGTATTATTGTATTGTATTTACTCATAGGCTTAATTTTTTACTGTGTTTAAATCTTTGTTCTACTTCTTGTTGTTTTCCCTTATTAAATGCTGACTTGTAGTCACCGGTAAGATAACCAGTTACTCTACGTAATCTTTGAATATTTGTTGAACCACATTCTGGACATTCATTTCCAATTTCTCCAGTCCATCCACATTCAAGACAAGTATCATTAGGAACATTAATTGCAAAGTAAGGTATATCCTTATCCATTGCATATGTTACTATTTGTTCTAGAGCTTTCAGATTTTTTAATACGGCGCCTTCAAGCTCTACATAGGTAATACAACCTGCGCTAGAATAGCCAGTTAATTCAGATTCAATATCAATTTTATCAAATGGAGAAATTTCTTTCCAAACAGGAACGTGCATTGAGTTTGTAAAGTAATCTCTATCACTTACATTTGGAATGATACCGAAATCTTCTTTAAATCTATTCATCGCAGTATAGCAAAGATTTTCAGCTGGAGTATAATATACTCCAAAATTTAATTTATATTGTTGTTTAAATTCAGCACATCTATCTTTAAATAACTGTTCAATACGTTTAGCAAGTTTCATTCCTTCTTCAGTTGTATGGTCACAATTAATAAGTATTTGAAGAGCTTCGGCTAAACCTAATTGACCAATTACAATTGTTCCATGTTTGAGCGCGGAACGTATACCTTCTTCTGGTATATAACCTGCCATTGTTCCATTTTCGTACATAAATTTAGCACTTGACGGGTCTTGTGAACAAATATATTCGAAGCGTTCAAGTAACATATCTTTTGCTTCATGGATTTTTTCGTCAAGAAGATACATAAAGTCTTCGACATTACCAGCTTCCATTGCTAGTGTTGGAAGGATAATTGTGACTGGACAGATGTTCCCACGACCATCTTTGAGTTGGCCAAAGCCATTTATATCAAAACCATTTGCTGTTCTACACGTGTTAATCTAATGTTGCCATTAGCACTGACTATATGTTCCACCTTTCGGTGGCCTCGCGCTTGGAGTTAGTGCCTATCTCTAACTCTACTCCCTTACACTCATCAGGGATAGTCGATACACCTTATTCTTCATAATATTCAAATATCCAAGTATTTTTAAATGGAGATTTAACTTTTCCGTTTAATCTTGTACTAATTGAAGTTTTGCCGTTTTTAATCCCACATGCTTGCGCGCAAGCTATAACGGTATCAAAAATATCAACTTCATTAGTTTTAATATTAATTCGTTTTATCTTTCGTGCCATTGGATTTTTGGCACCAAGTTTTGTTTGACGAATTTTATTTTTTATAATATTCATTTCGTTTTCGGTTTTACTTTGATAAGTATTACCGCCGCACTTAGAAATAGCATCAGTTTCATTATAACCTTTATTTACTGCATCATAGAATCTAATCCAATATTGTTCTTTCTGATTCAATTCTTCTTGTGAATTAGCAGTGTCAATAGTTTCTATAAGAAAATTTTCTTTACCATATTTTCTAATTGCTCTAGCAAAATGAGTATCTAAAATATTGTTTAAAGCATCATTTATATGACGATGAAATCTTTGTTCCACAGGTCTAATTGTTTGACCTATGTAAACTTTATTATTTTGAATATTAGTTATTTTATATATCCACATAGGTCCTCCTACATGAATATTATGAAGAATCTTGACACGGTCTCATCCACTAGGGACCTAACCGTTAGCCACTATTGTGACACCCGCGGGCGCGGTTCACGAGGTTTTATATGGGCTATAGTTTACGCTTACCCATAGTTGAGAAATATGTACGTGGGTCATTACGGTCATAGCCAGCATTACCTGACCAATCTACATTCGCATAGTTTGGATATAGACGGCGTGCGGTCGATTCAAGAGCTAGTTGGAACATATCATAATTTGGAGTACCTGGCTTATCATTTACTCCTTTCATGTATTGGAAGATTCCACAAGGGAAAATTGCGGTTTTATGAAGTTTTCCAACACCCTTAATTGAACCTTCAAGAAGTGCTTTAATAATCATGCGACCTTCTGGAAGTGTACAAGTACCATAATTAATTGAAGTGAATGGTAATTGGTTGCCACTACGTGATTGAAGAGTATTAAGATTATGATACATTCCTTCTACAGCTTGACGAGTTTCTTTCTCTGTCATATCCATGGCATATTGATAGGTTTTTTTGCAATTTTCAGCAGATGATACCAATCCCAATTGAGAATTATCAACACTAGAATGAGTATAGTTATCAATTGGTAATGTAGCAAAATCAATATTATTCATATAACGTGCTGGGTCATCTTCCTCAAAATATGTTAAGCCTTCACAGAAATGTTTCCAAAAACTTTTTCTTACATAAGGAACCATTGTCCAATCAAGATGCGATGCACTTACTCCACCAAACTGTTGAAGTGATTGAAGCTGAAACAATACAGCCACTAATTGAAAAGCAGTATTAACTGAATTAGCTGGTCTTACATCTGTCTGTCTTGTATTAAATCCATTCGCAAGCAAATCATCAAATGGAACTGTTAAACAATTATGCATTCCCAAAATGTAACTATCTAAATCATGAATATAAATCTCATTATTTAAATGGTTATTACGAGCCATTTCAGAAACAAGATTATCAAGTGCATACTGTTTAAAAATAACTGAATCAGCCTCACCTCTGCGGCCGCCGAATGAGTATTCATCTACATTAGCATTTTGATTTTGGACATTTGTAGCAGCGAGTTTATCAGCTACCTTATCCATCATTCGAGTATTCCAGTTTCTAATTCTGCTTCTTTCTTCTCTATAAGTTATATATTTTCTTGCTACGTCTTTTCTTTTTGTAGACATTAGCCCACGTTCAACGATATCTTGTACTTCTTCTACGCTAAGTATTTTTTTCTTACCTTGACTCTCAACATACTCTGCAATTTTATTTGCTTTTTCAAGAGCATATGGATTAATTTCACCATCTACATCTTTAAATGCACTTAAAATTGCATCAACAATTTTGTTTTTATTAAATTGTACAAGTCTACCATCTCTTTTTTTGATATATTGCATATATCGACCTCCTCTAGTTATGTATATAGTTTAAGAGTTATTCGATTTTCCCACAAATAGTACATACTCCATTTTGAAACTCATGTGGACAAATAGATTTTAAATATTCATTATCTTCCATCAAAGTTTGTACCTCTGGCTGAAGTATAAAAACTGATGGGTCTAAAAGTTCTTTAATTTTGTTATTATTATACAGAACTTTGTCATGAATTTGTTCTTTAGTCATTTTAATTCTCCTGTATATTCATAAAATAAGCAAAATAATTCATAATTTTGTTCACGAACAAATTGAAATAACTCACGAGCCTTCTCTACTGGATAGGTAGAGCCAAAATAAAATCGTTCTTTCGTAATTTTACGAATAAAACTATAAAAAGTTTCATAAGGAGCGACTCTTGTAAGGTAATCACCCCTTACTACTTCATGGCCACTTCTATCATTAAAAAAACTAATAAGTTTTACAACTTCTTCCCATCGTCTATCTATGAAAAAATCTTTGCCATAAATAAGTGGGAAATATAGTCGTGCTCTTCGCAAATCTAATATAGATTTAAGGACTTGTATAATTCCAATTGTAGTAAATTCTTCATAAGTTTGGTTCGCTGTTATATTAATTGATGTTTGTGGAATTGCGGTAGAATTAAGACGCAATTCTTTAAATTCATCTATATATTTTGTTGTTAAAATTCCATTGTATTGTAAAGAAAATAATTCACCCGCGCAAGGTAATGTAAGCCAGTTAAGTAATTCCTCTTCAGTTGAAATCTGTGCAGGAAATTTCATACCTACTCTGCGGCCTTTCGTAGAAGAAATAATTTCGTTTAAATTAGTTTTAATAAAGTTAAATGAACCGTCGACGGCGCCGAGGTCATAATCATGGAATATAAGACCATGTGCATCAGGTGTATTTCTTAATTGCTTATACCATTGCGGTGAAATTGTTTTACCATCAATAGATAGGCGTATATGTTCTGCACGCCGTAACACATTAAATTGTGTTTTATCTAATTGCTTATTTGAAATTTTAGATTCAATTTTATTATAAAGACCCACGTTAGGCCTCATAAACTCAATATCATCTGGTAATGGGACATATTTACTGTCGAAGGCGCGGCCGCCATATTCAACATTTTTATAAGTAGAACTATATTGCGCGCGAGCGGGATAATCTTGTCGCACAATAAAATGAGAATACATTTCTGGTTTAAATCGTAAGGATAAAGTTACTAATTCTCGTTTATTTTTATAATAAGTTGATAACTTCATTAGTTCTAAATTAAAAAAGGGGACTCGAGGATATAATTTCAAGTCCCCGTCATATAAGCCATAACTCATTCTTCAACTCTTTCTATTTGAGTTTTAATATATCCGTTATCTATTGAAGTTATCAATTCAACGAGATGGTGTGGAGTATTTTTATATTTCTTTGCGATAAAATCATTATCACGTCGTATACCAGTAACAATAATTTTATTACCACGGCTAAGCCATGATTTTTCAACAACTTTTTTTGTACCATCTGGTTGTTTTTCAGAGATTTGTTTATCATAATGCGTAAATGCATCTCCAAAAATTTTAACAGTTACAACTCCACTTGTTGTTAATAAAGTTACTGTTTTCTTTGCTTTATCCTTATCTAAAACCGTACCGGCAATTCTATGAATTTTATATAACGGAATTTTCTTTCCCGTATCTTTTGCTCTAAATTCATAACTTACTTCAGGTTCTTCTGGTAGTCTTGCATAATCACTTAATCCATAAAAACCATTTTTTAAATTCTTCAATTCATGTTCATGAATATAACATGAAATTGAATCCATTTCCCATTTACTTATATTACCTTCACAATATTTATCCCATAAATCATTTCTTAATCTTACGTTTACACTATTTAATAATTCTTCGTTATTTTTCTGAATGAATGGACGAATTATATCCATTTGCTTTTTATATATCTTATCCCAATCGGTTTGTTTAATTTCAAATATGAATCCTCCTTCTGCTGGAGTTAATAAATCCATATCAAAGTTATTTGAATAGAAGTTTAAAGCTATATTATTTAATCCATATGAATTATTGATTTTGAACTTTTTCAAATATTTGTTGAAGTTATAAACTCTACACTGAAAATCATATTCACTTGGAATTAAATTAAACTCCATTAACATCTTCATGTTTTGAAGCGTAATTCTCTTTTTCTTATCAGCAATTAAATCAATATAATCGCTCATCGCTTTTATGCGGTCGCCGCCGTATAAATTATCAAATGCCCCAGACTTAATCAAATTAACCATTTGTGGTTTATTAATTTTAACTTTTGATAAGAAATCTTCAATACTTATATAAGGTCTATTTTCAATAACTTGTTTTACAATATCATCTCCAACCTTATTAATACCACTTAATCCATAAATAATTCGATTATGTTCTACATCTGGTGAGAAAGTATACTTTGATTTGTTAATATCTGTTGCTTCAATATCAATTCCTTCACTACTCATTTTACCAATGGCGGTTGCTATTTTACCATAGTTTACTTTATTAGCTTTCTTTTTCTTAGTAGTTTTAGAATCTTCCTCATCTTCTTCTTCCTCTTCTTCTTCGACTTCGTTAAAAATACCGATAGAAGAATCAAAAGATTCCTCAACAACTGTAACTTCTTCATCTTCTTCCTCTACTTTTTCTGCGCCGCCGCTATCTGCAATAAGACACGCACAATCCCACATAATTGTTGGATATCTATATGCAAGATTTAATTCCTGTAAACCAACCAATGAATATGCTAATGTATGTGATAAGTTAAATCCATATCCTCTACTCATTGCAATAAGTACATTCCAAACATACTTACATAACTTTTTATCACAGCCTTTTTCTTTTGTAACTTTAAAATATTCTTCAGTTAACTTTTCATATTCAGCTGGATTCTTTTTTGCAATTGATTTTCTTAATTTATCTGCCCATGTCAGATTAAATCCTCCCAATTCTGGAAGCTGAACCAATTGCATAAATTGTTCCTGTGCAATACATAATCCATAAGATACACCTAATACTGGTTCAAGTATTTTCTTAGCTTCGGCGCCAAGTCCATACTTCTTCAATTCATAATCCCAATCACTTGGATGTGCTTTAAAGCGTGCAAGCTTATTAACTGGCATTTCACCACCTTTTTCTGTTGCCATAAGTCTGATTGCGGAGTTAAGAATTGCTAAGTCATCTACTGATGTTGGTTTCATCGCAGCTATTCCACTTATTCCACTTTGCTTTTCCATTTGAAATAAGCTACTAACCTTATGTTCCCAACACATTTTCCACATTTCAGGTGCATCTCTTTCAAGATTATATATACCTATGACTTTTTCATAGGTATCTTTTAAGGTAGTTTCCCGTTCCACATATCCATAATCACACAACAAATCGAGGCAATTATGAATTTTATCAAGAGCTTCGATTGAAAGTACATCATATTTAATCAACCCCGTATCTTCAGCATCATGAAGGTCAAATTGAGTTATGATTTCTCCATTTGGCGCTCTCATCAGCGCGGTTGAATTTGTAAAAGGCTCATCTACAAATATTACCCCACCTGCATGAATTCCAATATTGCATATTAATCCTTCTATACGTTGTGCTACTTCCCATAATTCTGGATAGTTTTCTTCCATTTCAATTCGGAACTGCTTACTTGCACTAATTCCGTTATCTGGGTCACCATAAAAAGTTTGTTTTAATGTTCTAAGTTGTCCTCTATCTGCTTCAATAAATGAGGATAGATATTGTGCTGTATCTACATCAATACCAAGACCGCGCGCCGCCGTGAGAATTGCCGATTTTGATTTCTCGGTTTTAAGAGTTAATACATTTGCAACTCTATCTTCACCATATACTTTTCGGAAATTTTTCAATACGTCAGCTCTGCGGCCGCCTTCGATGTCTATATCTACATCGAGAACTGATACACGTTCTGGATTGAGGAATCTCCAACGTTTTGTTTGACTTTTTTCTCGAAGTGGATTTATTTGTGTGATACCTAACAAATATAACAATATAAAGCCTACTCCAGAACCTCGGCCGCAACCTACAAGAGTTCCTGCATCCCAACATGAATCAATTATATTTTGAAGATTTAAGAAATATGCACTCCATCTACTTCCATTTACTTCTGATGAAATCCATGTATCTTCGAGACATGCATTGATTTCATCTAATGCACGCTTATTTTGAAATTCGCGATATTCACTTATTTTATATATAATTGCTTCTGCCAAACGGCGGTCTTCAGAATATTCCGAATTCCAAAAATTCTTTAAAAAAGGAACCCTTTCTCCCCAATATGTTATGGCCCAATTCCAATCGGGCATGTTGTATGTTTTCCAATTTAATCTTGGAATTTTCAATGGCTTCATTAACGAATAATCTTCACACTTATCTTTTATTTCTAAAATCGTTTGATAAGCTGATTGAAGAACTTCTTCACCCATTTCTTTTTCCATATATTCACGAATTTCTTCATCACTCATAAGATAAGTTGTTGCATAGAAATCATCAACTTCTCTATCTCCCTGTTGTGAATTAAGAAACGCTTTATGAATTGGTCTGTCTTCTTTTTTCAAATAATGAGCATCATTCGTTATTATGTACTTAATTCCAAATTCAGCGCCCAGCTCAACAAGTTTATGATTTACATATATCTGGTCTTTGTTAAATGATGGCTGCATTTCAAAATAGAAATCATCTTTACCGAAAATTCCCTGCATCTGTACAATCCATCGTTTAATTAAATCCATCGAAGGCGCGCCAGTATCTCTATTACGAATAAGCTGAGTTGGTAAACATCCACCAAGACAAGCTGTACAACCAATTACATGACCTGGATTCTTTCCAATTATATCTATAAGGTCTTGATAATAAGTTGGAACTCGGCGCATACGACGTGCAATATAACTTCTATTCCATGCGCGCGAAGAGACCTCGCGGATTTGTCTATGTCCCTCAAGGTCTTTCGCTAGAAGAATGAAGTGAAAATATCTATCTACGTCTTTATTATAATTGTTTGCATTTAAACCATTACGAACAAGATAAATTTCATTTCCTCGTATTAATTTAAAGTTTGGATTATCTTTTTTAATTTTATTATAATATTTTTCTGCTCTAATTGAACTCGCTATTGTTTCATGTTCAGTAATCGCTACTACTTCATGTCCGAGTTCGATTGCATAATCCATTAATGATTCTACAGTATTAATTGCATCACGAAGACGAAAATTACTGAAATCGGTGTGATTATGTAGTGAACCCGCAAACTTTAATTTTCCCATTCACGTTACTCCTTTGATTCTAAAATTTC